TTTTCGAGACAGGCAGGGAACTTGAGCAGCTAGACAAGACGTTCGTCGAGATTACCGGATCGGTATCTGCCGCTGGGTCGGAATTCGAGTTTTTGCACAAAACAGCTGATAATCTCGGGCAGAATTTTTACGTTCTGGCCGATGCGTACAAAGAAGTTATGGTCTCGGCTCGTGGCAGTAACCTTGAGGGCGAACAATCCAGAGAGATCTTCACCGGTCTTGTAACCGCCTCTGCCAATTTGGGCTTGTCTTCGGCTCAAACAGCCGGGGCCATTAAAGCCGTTACCCAGATGATCAGTAAGGGCAAGGTCCAGGCCGAAGAGCTGCGCGGACAGTTGGGCGAACGGTTACCCGGCGCGTTCCAGCTGGCGGCAGAGGCCATGGGCGTGTCCACTGAAAAGCTCAACAAGATGCTGGAACTCGGGCAGGTCACCGCAGAGGAGATGCTTCCAAGGCTGGCTCGTGTCCTGCGGGAAAAATATACGGGTGAAGTGTCGGAGGCGGTTCGGGCCTCCAACAAATGGGCCGAGGCCTGGAAGGACGCCAAGGCCGAAATTGCCCGGTCCGGATTCCTGGAATCAATGTCTGCGGGTATCACTTCCCTGTCCGGAGAGTTGCAGTCTCCGGCCATGCAAAAGGCCTTGCAGGACCTTGGTGCGGGCATGGGGTCGTTGGTAGAGCACGGCGCGGATCTGATTCCCCATATATCGGACCTGGCTTCCGGGCTGGACGGCGTGGCCCATGCCACAGGGGGGCTGCTCGACGTCTATAGCCAGTTCCCCGACGAAATCACGTCCGGGGCCAATGCCGGGATCATCACCCGACTTCTGACCGGATCCACGCCATTGGCCGTTGCAGTGACCACGCTGGTATCCCTGAATCAGGCCATGGAGTCCCTGAACACCACGTTCGGAGATATGTTCCCGTCCATGGACGAGATGCAGTCATCCTGGTCGACATACATGCAGCACGTCCAGAATATCCAGGACGTACTCTCGGGCAAGCGGGACTGGAATACCGGTGAATTGTTGGATCAGTCTCGGTACAGGGCCACGGTCGACTGGTCGGCTACCCACCCGGACGAACCACAATACCATGCCAAAGTGAACTGGTCGGCTACCCACCCGGACAAAGACGCCACCGACAAACGTCTCGCCGATTCTCACGACATCCACGAAAAATGGATGCAGCGGCGCGGGGAGCTGCTTACCGAGTGGGAACGCAAGGCTGAAAAGACGTCGGAAAAGGTCGCAAGGGATTTATCCATGTCGGCATCCGACGAGGCGGCATATTGGCATGCGGCCATGTACGGCAACGAGCCCATCGATGCCAAGCGTGCCGACCGGCGGGGGGACAATGCCGATGACGAGATCGCCGAGATGCAGGCCGTCTTTGACGAAAAGCAGCGCATCCTCGACACGTTCGCGACCGAGCATGCCCGGGCGACCATGTCGGCATCCGAGTATGCCATCATGCAGCTCGACCAGGAGCGGAAGGAATTTGAAGAGGTCGTCACCGACAAGGTAGCCCTGGACCAGTGGTACGCAGCCGAGCGGGCCAATATCCTGCGCATGTACGGCGAGGAGACAAAGGACTGGTCAGACGGCGCCAAGGAAGGTCTTGAGGAATTCCAGGTCGCCGCCATGGACGTTGCCGGGAGTGTCGAGTCGATTATGTATGACTCGCTGAATGGCGTCTCGGATTGCATCGCTGATTTTGTGGCCACGGGCAAGGCGTCATGGAACGATCTGGCGCAGTCGGTCGTTCATTCCATAACCGAGATGACGACCGAGTATCTGATGGCCCAGGCGTTGATGGGCGGCGGGACTTTTTCCGGCGGCAACGTGGGCGGGCTCATTGGGATGATTGGCGGGATGATTAGTGGCGGATCCTCTTTCAATGTCGGCGGAGCCGTGGGTACCTCCACCGGGACCGGTGGCGGGTTCAACATGGGCGTCGGCGTGGTCTCTGGACTCCACGGCGGCGGCGTGGTCGGGAGTGAGGCGACGTTCCACCGGTCAGTGGATATGGCCATGTTCCAGGGTGCGCCGAGATTCCACAACGGACTCCTGCCGGACGAGTTTCCTGCTATTTTGAAGCGCGGAGAAGGCGTTTTCACGGAAGGCCAGATGAAGGCCCTGTCCGCCGGGGACCCCACAGAGATTCGGGTGGTCAACAACTTTTATGTGCAGCCCGACTCCGGTGGCAACATCTCCCAGAAATCGCAGCGGCAGATATCCCGGGCCGTGACCCAAGCTATGGGGAGGTATAGATGAGCTTTTTAGATGTCCGGTTTCCCAAGGACATTTCGTATGGTTCGTCCTGCGGTCCGGTCTACAACACGTCAGTGATCGAGATGTCCTCGGGCAGGGAAAAGCGGAATCAGAATTGGCTCTACCCTCGATCCGAGTACGATGTGGCCTACGGGGTCAAGCGCAGAACCCAGCTTGAGGAGCTGATCGCGCTGTTTCATGTGGTCAGGGGCCGTGCTCATTCGTTCCGGTACTGGGATCCGCTCGACTATAAGTCATGCAGCGTTTCTGCCACCCCTGCCATGGGGGACGTGATTGTCGGTACGGGAGACGGTACGACCACAGATTTTCAGCTCGTTAAGAGCTACACGGTCACGGGCGTGAGCGGGCAAACGTTCTCCCAGATTCGCAAGATAACCAAACCAGTCCCGGGCACGGTGTATGTGGGGATCGACGGAGTGGAGGCGTTCCCGGATATCGTCTATGACACGGGGATCATTTCTTTTTCCACGGCCCCGGAATCCGGCCAGATCATCACCGCCGGGTATGAGTTCGACGTCCACGCCCGTTTCAACACGGACAGCCTGCCTGCCAGGTTTGATGATTTTGAGAGTTTGTCGGCCTCCGTGCCGGTTATCGAGTTATCGTAGGGGGATGAACAATGGTAGCCAATCCAGACGACACCACCACTGAAGAGCCGACCGAAGAGCCGACCGAAGAGCCGACCGAAGAGCCCACGGGCCGTCTCTTGTCTGATGAGTTGCGGGCCCATTTTGGTGAGGAGACGACCTCCCTGGCGACGTGCTGGCGCATCGAGCGCACGGACGGGTTCGTCGTTGGCTTCACCAGTCTGGATCAGCCCCTGGTGATCGACGGCTTAGAATACTCGCCCATATCCGGCCAGGCAACGGCGTTCGAGCAGACATTAGGCACCGAGGCCGACAACATGGATGTCAGCTTGGTATTCGACGACGAGAGGATCACGCCCGACGACATGCGGGCCGGGCTTTGGGACTATGCGTCCTTTTTCGTTTTCATGGTCAACTACAACGATCTGACACAGGGCAAACTCCTGACAGTGCGGGGGACGGTAGGGCAGGTGTCGATCGAGGACGATGCCAAGGGCACCGCGGAGTTTCTTTCACTGACCGACAACCTCAAGCAAAATATCGGCAGGGTCTACACCTCGTCGTGTGATGTGAAAAGTCTGGGCGACGAGAGGTGCGGGGTGGATGTCACCCAGTACACCTTTTCCGGGAGCGTGTCCTCTGTTGTGAGTCTGGTTTCTTTTACATCGGACATCTCCGGTGTCGCAAAGACCGCAGGGTATTTCCGATACGGCATGCTGACCTGGACGTCCGGGGCAAATGCCGGGAAGTCCATGGAGGTGATCGATCATCAATATGACACGACTGCCACCTTTACGCTTTTTCAGCCCATGCCCGCCGATATGGCCGAGGGGGACACGTTTGAGGTGGTGGCAGGATGCGACCGCACGTTTGCAACGTGCAAGAGCAAATTCAACAACGTGAGGAATTTCCGGGGGTTTCCGCATATTCCGGGCCGGGATGAAGGACTTAAATACGGGAGCTAGTATGGGCACAAGTAGTGGTGCAAGCCGCAAGGACATCATCGATCACGCGCGGTCGCTTTTAGGGGTGCCGTTCAAGCACCAGGGCCGGTCCGCCCGGGGCATGGATTGCGTGGGGGTGCTCATCGACCTGTCCAAATATCTGCAGCTCGGCTACCAGGACATGAAACAGAGGTACAACACCAATCCGCAGACATACGTTATACGCGACGAGCTGGAGAAATACCTGGATCCGGTCCCAATAAAGGAGATGCAGCCGGGGGATATCGTCATCATGCGCATCCTGGGCAACGAGCCGCACGTGGGAATTCTGGCCGAGTACGAGGGGGAGCGGACATTGATTCATAGCTATCAGACGGTCGGCAAGGTTGTTGAGCATCGCCTCGATGCCAAATGGCTCCGCCGGATCGTGGGAGCATACAGCGTCCCCGGGGTGCAACCATGGCATCACTAGCCATCGCCGCCGCCGGTGCGACTATCGGGGGTGCTATCGGGTGGGGCACGTCTTATGCGGGCGTGGCCATTGCTCTGGGCTGGACAGCCGGAGCAACGCTCGGAAACGCCCTTTTCCCGACAAAACAACCGTCCCAGAACTACGAAGGCCCCCGGATCAATGAATTGCCGATCCAGACGAGCTCCTATGGGCATCCCATCCCCCGGGTTTGGGGTGGTGCCAGGATCGCCGGGAACATGATCTGGACCTCCGGGATCAAAGAGACAAAGCACGTTGATGAGTACAGTACCGGGGGCGGCAAGGGCGGCGGGGGAAGCACCAGCACCTCGACCACCTACACCTACTCGTCCTCCTTTGCCATTGCCATCTGCGAAGGGGAGATCGGGGATATCGGCAGAATCTGGGCCGATTCACAGCTCGTCGACGCCGTGGCCCCGGATGCCGATATGAAGGACTATTACATCCAGAAGTCCTTGGCCTATTCCGGGGCCAAATCGCTGACGGTTTACCGCGGGACCGAGGACCAGCTTCCATGCCCGCTCATCGAGTCATACGAAGGGACGGGCAACGTGCCCGCCTACCGGGGGATCGCCTACATCGTGTTTGAGGATTTCGAGCTGGGCGATTACGGCAACCGCCGTCCGAGCTTTGAGTTTGAAATCGTCCAGGACGTTGAAACGAACGAATTGGTATTCGCGGCGGCAGCGGCTACGGGCTGGCCGAAGGGTGACACCGGCTGGGATTTTAATTGGTGGGGCCTGGAAGAAGGGCTGAAGTTCCCTCACGACATGGCTTGGACACCATATGGGTTGGTATTTCGTTGTGGCAACGTCTATACTCCCAGATCACAACGGCACGAATCCCAAATGGAAGTTTGGGACGTGATCTTTGTCTTAATAAGCGGGTTTCCTGGGAAGGTCGTTTGGACCACGTATTTTAGCCGTCCGGATCCATACGATACCACCTCATACCAATTCCAGGGCATGTCCTACGACTACCAGAGAAACAAGCTCCGTATTTTGATCAGTAGCAACGACAACTTCAAATTCACGTATCTTAATTTAAGCGACGGATCGCTTGAAGAGGTTTTTGAAGAAATCATAATCAATTCCGTGACCTCGGGGAGTAGCCGGGTGGCCAGTTTGGATTGCGCTCGGGACGGCACGTTTACCATCGGTACTTGGATTACGGGATATATCGGCGGGTATGAGAAAGATTGGATTCAATACAACCATTGGTATTGGGACACGCACAAACTGGCCTATCTTGTCAGTGCCATCGCTGACGTGGAAGACCTTTGGGGCGGCTGGCAAATCCCCGGCCCGGGTGATTCGTGGACACCGTTCGGCGGTGTGTCCCTGCTCATGGGCATCCTGCCTAATGGCGATCGGGTATATAGCAACAAGGACATGACCAAGCTGGCGGTCATGCGGGGTGATAGCAATTCGGTCAGGTACTATGTTGACGACATCCCTTTCGGGCAAGCTGGATATGGCGTTTATTCCTACGCATACGGGGGATATTTCTACAATACATTCGGAGTTCTGCACAACTCATCCATGACATCCACGGGGGACATCCTTCTTTGTGGTATGCCGGGGCTGTCGCGGGTCGATACGGTGCATGTTTTCGACGGTGTGTCTCTCTGGTTTCACAAGGAGTACAAGATGCGCTCCAAGGATGCCGTTATGCCCTTAGATTTCGTGGTGACAGACATTCTTTCCGACGTTTCGATAAGCGGGGACCAGGTGGATGTCTCCGAGCTGGAGGGAATTAACGTCAAGGGGTTCACACAATCAGGCGTGATGTCTGCGAAATCGCTCCTTGAGCCGCTAATGCAAGCATATAACTTTGATTTGATAGAGTCGGACTGGGTGATGAAGGCCAAGCTGCGAGTGCGTAGTTTAACAGGTCAAGTGGACCACGGAGACCTAGGGGCAAAGATACCCGGGAAAGACTCCGACGCGTCGATGATCAAGGAAACCCGGGCTCACGAGACGGATCTCCCCCGGCGGGTCGTTGTGAAGTATGTCAACAAGGATGCCGATTATCTGGTGGATACCCAGAGTGCATACCGCGTGAATACACTGTCCAAGAACGAACTCATCGTTGAGCTACCACTCACGCTGACAGCCACGGAAGCCCTCCGCACTGCCGAGCGTCTGCTCCGGGATGCCTGGACCCAACGGGTCGGATACGAGGTATCCGTGCCAGTCGATTATATAGACTTTACTCCCGGGGATATTGTCTCCGTTGATAACAAGGCCATACGGATCGGTGAGGCCACCCTGTACTATCCCTCAATGATTCACTTGTTAGGGACCAGGGCCCTGGTGGATGTCCAGGAATCCACGGCCGAGGCCCCCGTTCCCTTTTTCCAGGAGCAGTACAATCTGGATACCCTGACGCCGACGACATTTGTGGTCCTGGATGTACCCATGTTGAGCGACCAGACACCGGACGCCCCTGGGGTGTTTGTCGCCGGGTATGGGGGGGACTACTGGCACGGTTGCGCCATAAGCAAGTCCGTGAACGGGGGCACCGATTGGCAAAATTGCGGAATACTGCGAACCGCCGCGACTATCGGCACGGTCATGAATACCCTGGGAGATGGGTGCGTAACCAGGGTGGACAACGCCAACCAGTTCACGGTGCGCATCAATACACCTGGGGCTACCCTGTCCAGCAAGGAATTGCCTGTCGTCCTTTCCGGGGAAAATGTCGCCGCCATCGGTAAGAGCGGGCGGTGGGAGATCGTCGGGTTTATGGATGCGGAGCTACAGGATGACGGCACATATTTGTGCTCGGGCCTAATCCGGGGCCTGCGCGGTACGGAGCATAACACGGCTAACCACGCGATATACGACAAGTTCGTCCTGCTCCAGGCGTCAACACTGATCTGGGTGCCCCTGGATACTGACGCGATCTCCGCGCAGGTTGCCTTCAAGGGTGAGACGATAGCGTTGCCTGCCACCCTGTCCACGCAGACACAGAGCACATTCAACGCGGTGAACATGCAGCCCTGGTCCCCGTGTCATATCCATGCCCAGAAAAACGAGGACGGGGACATCATAATCTCTTGGACCCGCCGCACACGTCTGTATGGTGGATGGAGCCCATACGTCGACGTCGCGCTGGGCGAACTCTCGGAAGAGTACGAGGTCGATATATTGCAGGAAGGCACCCCCATCCGGACTCTGACCACTACAAGTGACGGGGTTGGCGTGGCCTATCTGGCCGTAGACCAGGCGACGGACGGGGTGGACGAGGCTACGGAAATCAGCATTGCCGTGTATCAAAAAAGCACTGTTGTCGGTCGGGGCGTCCCGGCATACGCAACCGTGCGAGTCTAAAGGAGATCACCCCCATGGCCACACCGCTTTTTAATCTGCCGGAAATATCAGAAAGTCAGGCTGGTAAATACCTGACACACAACGAAACCATCGCCATGATTGAGGGCTTGATCTCTCGGGTGTTATCGGCGGCCAATGGGGGGCCGCCGGATACCCCGGACGAGGGTGACACCTATATAGTGGACGTTGCCGAGGACGGGTGGGCTCTGGCCACCGTGAACGACATCGCACACTATTACTCCGGTGCCTGGCATTTCATTACCCCTATCACGGGGTTTGCCATCTGGTGCGCTGATCAAGCACGGCGGGTTTACTATTCGGGTTCGGAGTGGATCTCTCAGACAAATTTTTTGTATCAGGCGTGGCTTGATCAAGGAAATACCGGGTCTGAAGACGATTTCCTGTCTGCATTCAAGGGCGATCAAGGCGATTCTGCATACCAAGTTTGGTTGGATCAGGGCAACACGGGCACCGAAGCTGATTTCCTTGCTTCATTGGAAGGTGATTCCGCATACCAAGTTTGGCTTGATCAAGGAAATACCGGGTCTGAGGCTGATTTTCTTGCCGCTATAAAGGGTGATCAAGGCGTCCAAGGCGATTCTGCATATCAGGCGTGGCTTGATCAAGGCAACACAGGAACAGAAGCTGATTTTCTTGTTTCTATAGGTGCCGGTGATTCTGCATATCAGGCGTGGCTTGATCAAGGAAATACCGGGTCTGAGGCTGATTTTCTTGCTTCGCTGGAAGGCGATTCTGCATACCAAGTTTGGTTGGATCAGGGCAACACGGGCACCGAAGCTGATTTCCTTGCTTCATTGGAAGGTGATTCCGCATACCAAGTTTG